TGTCCTTTTGGTTTAACTAACATAACGATCTCTTCCTGTGTTCCAGGTTTTAATCTAGGAAATCTAGACTTAACTCTTTTTAGCATAGCTGCTTGTTGAGGTTTAAGAGCTTCGCTTGTACTAGTATTTCCGGGTTGTGAACCAGCCTTTGCTCTTGCCATTGCATCTGCAGTTGGTGCACCCTTTTCGCCTTTCTTACGCATGCGCTCGCCACGTTTTCTTTTAGCATGTATATTAGCCCAAAGACCTTCTGCTTCCATTTTCCTTTTCATCATTTCATATCGAAGTTCTTTGATTTTAAAATTTAATCTTCTTTCTGCATCTGCTATGATTTGTTCTTTTCTACTTAACTTAGTCATCTTTTAAAGCCTCTCTTACCACGTCTTCACCAAAGTTAGCAAACTCTAAAGCCTTAGCAACTTCTGGATGATTGGATAATCCACGTTTCATCTTTTCAATATTTTTAATTGCAAAGTTCATAGCACCGCCGTGATCTAAAGCAAACTCTATAGCTTTTTTAACTTTAGGATCTTTAGCAGCTTTCTTAGCACTTGGATTTTTTCTGTAGTATACAGAAACCTCTTGACCAGTTAGCTTACTGCCAGACATTTTGCTTCTCATTTTTTCTTTTAATTCCTTAAAATTCATTTTAGTTTCCTCTTTAAATCCATATTTCTTTTTTAACATATTCATAGCAGTAGCTATTTTAACTGATTTCCAATCTTTACCATATTTGTCTTTAAAAGATTTATCTGGTAAATCCTTAGCAATCTTTTCTAATTCTTTTTCCCTAGCAGGAGTTAATTTAAAATCGGCCATTTAACAACAAGTACAATTACAACATTCACAACATTTGCAATCTGTCATCTTACCCCCTCTTTGGTGTAAATCCAGCTTTACGAGCTAACTTAGCTTGATCGCTGTCGAACTTTTGCCAAACTGGTCCACCAACTAAGAAGGAATTAACTCGTGCTAATCCCCACTGAACTGGAGTTGTTCCTGGCTTATGTCCTGTTTTCCAAGCAGCATATCCTCTATCAAATACTTTATTTAGTATACTCATCGGAACACCTGTTGCTTGGGATTTCTTTTTTAAAGCCTTTTGGGCTTGCCCTTTATTTTCTACTAGAAAATCTTCAAACGTCATACTTTCGCCATACATTTGTTTATACCTCGTTGTAAATTTAGATGGTGGTAAACCTTTCTTTCTTGCTTTTTTATCACCTGGTAAGTCTTTGTATGCATTTGGATCGTCATCAGCCATATCCTTCTGTCTATTTTGCTGAGCTCTTCTTTTCTTATCTGTAGATTTTACCCCGGTTTTAAACGAGTCATAGTTCTTATCACCATGAGAAGAATCACCGTCTTTATATCCTTCATCTTTTTTCTTTTTCTTTTTGTCTTCTTTTTTCATTTTTAGTTTTTTGTAAGAAGACATATTCTTTTGGCCTGGGGTATTATCAGCATAGTTTTTTGTTAACTCATCTGTTCCCCATTCTCCTGCATATTCTACAATTGAATCCAGCCAGCATCTTTTCTTAAATCCGCTAAATTCTGCTATTACATAATTAGCACCACGGATAATAACTTTACCTTCTTGACCGGTTTCTTTTAAACGTATTTTAGATCCTATTCTAAATACTTTTTCTTGCACATAAGCTTCTCTTATATCTGAAACTTTTTCTAATTGTGTATGTGGTTGGCTTGACTCTGCTCTTAATCCCATACCCTTACGTACGGCATTATATAAATCGTTTGCGATAGAAGCAGCAGATATACCTTTTGCAAATTCTTGTCTATCTCCATCCATTGCAAATTGTCTAAGTTTAGATGCAGACATACCTGAAACGCCTTCAGCATCTGGATCTCTTTCTCCAGCTGATAGAACGTTTATTGTACCTTCAAATTCATAGAATCCGTGTCTACCTTTTTCACCGTTATATTTGTTTAGAAGAGTATCAAATTCTCTAACACGATCACTACCAACAACCATTTGTACTTTTGTAAATCCTTGGTCATATAGTTTAACAGCAATATCAAATACTGTTCTTACATCAGGATCTGCCATAATGTTTCTCGCATGCTTGGGAAACATTTTGCGCATGAACTTAACTTTGTCTTTAAATAATAGAGGGTTTTTCTTTTTGTCGACTGACTTAGAGGCGTAAATTCTATATGTGCCTCCACGTGATAATTTCTTTAATTGGTCAAATAGCTTTTCGTGGCCCGTGGTCGGCGGGTTAAACCTTCCAAAAGCAAAAGTTACTTGTTTCGTTTCTTCGACTAAATAGTCTTTAAATGATTTCATTAATCCTCGGTTCCCATTTAGTTGGGATTATCCCAACCTTTTATAATATCTTTTGAAAAGTTGTTAGCAGAAAATTCTAATCTGTCAACAAGCTTAACTGCTCCACCGTCCATTCGATCTATAGCAACAAAACCTTCTGGGTTGGTTACCTTAAATCCGGATGTTGTTTTTACAAAAGTTCCTATTTTTGAAACTTTATTAAGTTTATTTATAATAATTAATTTACTATCTACAATAAAATTCTGTAATTTAAAGACATTTTCTAAGTTTTTTACATTACTTTTACTAAAAAACTTTAATAATTCATCTCTTTTAGTTATCTGTACGTCTTTACCTTTCTGTGAAGTACGCTTATCAATCTCTTTTGCATATCTATCGTTAACAAATTGTATTAATCCATTTGCGTGTTTTTTAGTATCTACTATTCTTTGACCTTTCCTAACCATAGTATTATTATAGATGTTAATTACTAGGTTTAGTTCTTTATTGGATTCTAATTCTTTTAATACACCCGATTTAATCTTTTGAAACATTTTACCAGCTTCGGATAATAGTTTACTTACTTCTAAATTTTCTTTTTGGGTAAAGGTTGCCTTTCCTGATTTGTCTTCTAAATCTGCATTTACCATCCAAACTTTTTTTGTCTTTTTTAATTTACCAACTATATCTCCTCCAAACTCAGCTCGCATAGTTTCGAACGTACCTCCAGAATAACTAGTATGCCAGACAATACCAACGTCTGCTTTCGATATTTCTTTTTCTAATTTACTTCCGTACGGAACTGCATACACAATTGTGTTTGGATGGAATGTAATTACTTTTTGACCATTAATCGTTTCGCCTTTTAAATCTGATTTGTCAAACATAAAGTCACCTTGGATAACACCTTTAATTCCAAGATCTTTTAATCCATCAAAAGCCATTTTTAATTTTTTAGATAAATCACCAGAAGTATCTGCATCTATATCGGCGTGGTTTTTATAAATTTTAGGAGTCTTTGCAAACACTCCTTTTTTTGCTACGAAGAATTCTCCTGTTTCAGGATCTTCGCCTGCGAATACGGCGGGGGCACCGTCCCATTTAACGGTCACATCTACTGGTGATTTAGCATGACCTGAAAGCATATCCCTCAATGATCTTAGCGCAAGGATTGCCTGGCGTGCCCCCTTAACTCCACCGTCCAAGACTAAATCCTCAATATGTGTCATATGAGTGTTCTTGGATTCGGTTAATTGGTAATTTGCAAATGATTTCACTTATTCATTTCCTTTGTTTTAGCCTTTAATTTTTCTAAATGTGCTGTCCATATTTCAAAGGCTTGTTTTATATTTGCTTTTTTTTCAGGGTCTTTAGTTGTCTTTAAAGCTTCTTTTGCTCTTTGTTGCATAACTAAAGTTGCTTGTACTTTATGCGCATGCTTTCGATCTGCTTTATTAATAATACTTATTCCTTTCTTAGCTGTTGCTGCATCTTTAAATCCTAATCCATGTATTGTACCACGGGGATCTTCGTCTGTATACAAATCACTATGACTGGAACTACCTTTATGTTGTCCTTTCTTACGTGCTGTTCTTTCATCAGCTTCTTTTTGTAGGTTATCCATACCTGTAGCTTTTCGAATGGTTGGATCCTGTTTTACCTGAACATAAATTTTACCGTTATGTTTTATAACTGCACCTTTTATTTCTTTTGCTTTCTTTTCAGCTTCTTCTTCGGATTTATATTCAGCAGGTTTACCTTCTTTATTTTGGACAACCATAATTCGTTTGCTACCTGGATCCATATAAACCCATTCTCTGATATATTTTTTAAAACTTATCATGTTCCATATATCCCATTATTTGTTTAGCTAATTCCACACCTGCATCATAATCAGACGGATAGTGCATACCAGCTATAACACGACCATATCCACATCTTTTAGCACCACGTATTAGTTCAGCTTTGTGTTTTGGATATTTCTTTGCGTAATGTAAAGCAACAACCATCGGTTGCATAGCATGTCCAGAAGGATATGCTGGAGTCTTTGCAGTATTAGATACATATCTGTTTAATTGTTTATTATATACTGCAGCAACCTGATATGGTCTTGGTCTATTAAAATAGTTTTTGTAATGTCTAACGATTGGAACGCACTGATCTTCTATAAACTCTATGTTCTTTTTATCATAATCTAAATTGTTATCTGTTAAATGTTTTTCTATAAAATAAGAAGCGTTCTGGTCACATAGTTTGTAATCTTCTATTTGTTGGTCAGTAGCATTTTCTACAGCTTCTATTACAGCATCTAGTTCTCTATCTTCTCTTGGCGGAGTAGGCAAAGAAATACGTTCCCAACCATTACGGAATATTTTAATTATTTCATATGGTGGTTTTTTTAATTTATCTTGTGGCATAAAAACTAAATTAGCTAATCGACTTTTTAATCGATCATCTAATCTAGAATCTTCTTTTATAAAACTTTTAAATTTTTTCATTATTGTAACTTCGCGTGTGCTGCTGACCAATCAGACATACTTTTAGCAAACTTAAGTAATCCCACCGCCAGACTATTTTGTTCTTCTTGTGGCATTCTATTTAATAACCACACCATTTCTATTGTTTGGAATCTAGAGTTAATCATTGATTTACCCTGATTTTCTTTCCAAGGTTTGTATTTGTTTTTACCTGAAGGATAACCTTTATTTAGCTCTTCTAAAAAGCCATTAACTCCACGGCCGAAGGCTCTTTCATATTCACCAAGGTTTGCACCCTGTTTATATTTAATATTTTTCCATCTTCTCATATTCTTCCATTTCTTTTCTACTGATTTAAATTTTTTCAAACCATTAGAAGTTAAAGAATATTCTTTTTTGTTTTTATCCCACTTAAGAATATTAGGACCTCCAGCTGATCGTATACGTTCCGCATACTTACCTCCAGATAATACATCCATCATTTCTAATTTAACCTTTCCTTGCATAGCATTCTTACCGGTTCCTTCACCTCGGATAGACTCTTTATCTGATGCTTGGAATATTCTAAAATATAAACTGAAGTCTGATGGTATACCTTCTCCCATAAATTCCATATCAACCCCAAGAGTAAAGTTTCTTCCAAATTGGGATTTAACAGTTTTAACATCTATCTCTGGGTCAGTTCCGATATTATGGAAAGAAAGTTTACCTGTCCCTTTCTTTAGTGAAACACCAACTATACCTTTTTTCTGTTTTATAGAATCGTAAAGATATTTATTTAGTTCATCAATTGTTTTATGGTTTGGTAAATCATCATAATACATCCAAACGTCTGCTGGATTCCATTTATCTTTATCTGGGGATGAACCACCAAAGCCTGGATCTTTCTTAAATAAAGCGTTGGCTTGTTGCCAAACATCTATTTGGGAATAATCCATAACTAACTTTTTAGGGGTTTTTGGAAATGCCTTTATGAATACTGAGGCCTGTGCTATATGAGAATCAAACCAATCTTGTTTTTCTTCTACATAAGCAACTAATTCTTTTGCTGATGTAATGGTAAATTCCTTACCATCTTTATCATAACATCTTTTAAATACATTTGATTCTAAGGCTTTAACTGCTATTCCTTCTTTATCTTTTGCACCAGCATACATTGCTGACATAACTAATAATAAGGATTCTTCATTAGCATCGGTAGATTTAGAACCACGCCCAGCAACCATATCTGCTAGGGTAATTTTCATATTCTTACCATCTAATTCAAAAGAGAACATATTAAATTTAGATGATTTATTTTCTCCTTCATTTGGTGGTATAACTTTTACATCACCTTTTATGTCTAAACCTTTTTTCAGTATTTGCTTAAACTCTGGAGCAGATACTCCTTTCGGGTTCATAACCCTTCCAGCGTTAGAGTGTTTATCCAAACGTTTATCTAAATCGATTATTGCAGTCTGAAGTGCTTTCTGCGATAGTTCGTTTAAGTGTGATTTAAAAGATTTCATAGTTCTATTTATAAACTATTTTCTTTCAAAGAATGGATTTGGGTAAATTTCCCCTCTATTATCGTATGCTATTATTTTCTTTTCATGGAGAATAATTAAACTACGGTTTACTCCCTCTTGAATTCCTTGTTTGTATGCATAGTGACAAGCATAGCCGGTTGCAATTGATATTAAGATGAAGATTGTTGGGTCCATATTTCATACTCCAATAAGTAAGATCCGGATTCGAATCCGGGTTTATCATTTATGTTTTGTATATTGTATTTATGCTTTTTAGAAAGTAACTCCCATCTCCGAGCAGTTCTTTCTGTCGGAGAATGAAAGGTTTCGATTGCTTGATATTTAAAAACCGCTGGTAATGTGCTCATAAGCCTCCTCGCAGTCATCTATCTGTTTACCACAAAGACAAACTGATTCATCTTCTGGATCCGGAGCAAATTCACTTGGATCTTTGACTCCGTATGTTTCGAGGTTATAGACTTCTTTTGGGGTAAGTTTCCCGCCAGAAGCCCTAGCTAGCACTTCATAATGTGATTCATATTGACTCATCATGATATACTCCCTTCTATTGAATTAACTGTGCTTTCGATACCATCGACAGTGCTTTGTACGTATCCTATCTCGCTTTCGATGTTGGACATATTAGATACTTGACTTTCGATACTATCTAATCTTGATTCGAGGTTAGATAATTTATCTAAAGCGTCCTCGATTAAATTATAAATTTGACTTCTTGTTGGTTCTGCCATTATGCTGCTCCTAATAAATTTTTGATTTCTGCTCCGCATTTTCCGCAGGTTCTTTGACCACCTGCAGAATATCCAGAGATGTAAAGTGGACCGGTCCAATCAATATGGTAAACATCTTCGAAGATGTTTCCACGTGCTTGGTTCAGTGATGGGGTTTTAAAGTTTTTAGCTTTTAAAATATCTCCGTATTCAAAGTCATGGTTTCCTAAATTAATAAATCCCCATACTCTGTTTTCACTTACGATTTTAATATATTTTCTACCATATTCGACATTTAATTCATCTGCGAATCCGTTAACTCTTTCTTCAATATTTCCAAAATCAGATTTTCTTGCAAACCTTTCAAATTTGTTTGTAATGTTATCCAGTAGAATATTGATTGCTGTGTCTATATTTTTATCCATTT